TCTCTTCGGGCATGACGAATCGGCCCTCCAGGGGCTGTGGAAATGAGAAAGGCCGCCACCAGGGCGACCTCGTTGATCAGTTGGCTCCGGGGAGCGGATTCGAGTCGTGCTCCGCCAGCGCCCGCCTGAAGCGGGCCAGTTGGCTGCCCGAGTGGCCTGCGGCGTACTCCTGGTACAACCGTGCCCACTCCGCAGCATGCTTCGACGGCTCGAACTTCTGGCCTCGGAAGATGGGGATCACGCCGCAGTGGCAGCCGTCGTGGGCTTTGAAGTCCACAGTGTCTCGGGCATAGACGGCGCCGCGGGAAGCCAGCAGTTTGCAGAACGCGCACGCCCCGAGGGCTGCCGCCCGAGCCCACGCGGTCGCCTGCCGGTCCTGCTGCACCGCGCCCAGCACCGTGGCCCGGCCTGTATCGGCGACCAGCTTCTGGGCGACCTGCTCGGCCTTCTTCTCGGCCTGCGCCAGCCGCGTGTCGAGCGGCTGCCGCTGCGCGGGCGTCGTCTGCGGATCCTCCGGATCGCGCGGCCACAAATCCTTCGTGGCCCACCGCAGCGAAGCGTCCGTCTGATCCCGTGACGGTGGATCAGCGACCGCCGCAGTAAACACACCGGCCACGCCCGCGCCATCCCGCTGCGCGTCGTAAAACTCGGCAGAGAGTGACGACGACGCCTGCGCGTACTGGGCGATCACCGCGTTCATGGCCGTCAGCCAGTCCGGCACAGACGCCTGCAACCGAGACGGAATGATCAGCCTGCGCAGGCCCCGCACATCCCGCACCAGCAGCCGAGTCAGACCAAGCTGCGCGGAACGGTACCGGCTGGCGTCGCGGCCATCATCAGAGACCGTTGTCGCCACCAGACACCTCCGCAGCCGACGGAAGCTGAGCCGACTGGCCGTTCAGGGCAGCCAAGCGGTCCAGGATGCCGTTCCCGGCAGCCGCCGCACTCGACCGCCTACGGTCCGCGGCAACACGCTGGCGCTGCGCCTCCGTGAACCCGGCCATCTCCAAAGTGACGTCCGAGTCCGCGGGCAGAACCCCGGCCTGAACGAGCTTCACCGTGGCATCCACCTGGGCTGCCACCGTCGGCGTCGCCGGATTCCGCCACACCGTCTCGATACGCCGGGTCTTGTCCGGCGGCTCCCCGTCCCGCACCCACAGAGCCAGCCGCATGGCCTGCTGCCAGGCGGCCCCGAAGCGGCGGATCCTGCGCTCGCTGCGCTTGACCAGCTTCGCCTC